CGCCAAGAGTCTACCTTCTCCATTACCCAGCTCTCAAGGGATTCTTCTAGTTCAAACTTCTCTTTGAGATTATAATCTGACATTATTAGTATCCTGAAATAGCGTCTAAGGGAGTGTAATCGGTACTTAAGAATGCTTCTAAGCCATAAGGGACTTTAGCTAGTTGATCTACATAGGAGACAGCATCTACTAAGTCATCATGTACTAACGCGCTAGGGAACTGAAAGAGCTGGTCAAGGAACTCAGCTACCCACTCTCCTTTGCCTAGCGTAATACGCCCATTCTCAAAGCGTCCTTGCAAAGACCATATAATACGATCTGCTTTCTTCTTATTACCGTGGGTGAGTTCTTGTACATTAAAGTACATATTGTTCTTACGCATTAAATCACTCAGAGGAGACATTACTGCTTGTCTGCTAATGCCCTTCTCTAAGCCTACTGCTAATGGTTGGTAGTCACGCACTGCTTGGAATATCTTTTCAGCAGTCTCTCCTAACTCCCATCTTCCTTTGATTATGTTCTCTATGTGCCAGTCACCATCAGCACTTACTTTAGTAACGGCAATAGCTGACTGGTCAAGTTTAGTATTCTTTGATCTCTTCTTGTTTATCTCTTCAAAGCCTGCAAGGTCGATGGTGATGTAGTAGTCACCCTCTTTAGGGGGGTCACCATATTTAATCCAGCTCTCTTTAAATATCTCAGAACCCATGCTCTCAAAAGAGGCCATGAACTCCTGTCTAAACGCATAGCTAGACATTGACTTCTTAGCAGCTTCTATCTCATTTGGGTCTAGGGTTTCGTTATCGTAAGAAGTAAAGTGCCATGCCTTGTAGTCTTTATCTTCTGAGAGTTCACCATACTTAAATAGGTCATAGAAGTGGTTACGCCCCATTGGAGTACCAATGAACATAGCTTCACCTTTTAAGTCAGCTAAGGCAGGACGTAGTATCTGTTCCCATACGTCAGGTCTAATGTCTGCATACTCGTCTAACACCAAGTAAAAGAGCGACACACCCCTCATAGTCTCTGGTCTATCTGCGCCCTTTAAGCGTATGGCGATGCCGTTGACTAAGGTAATCTCAAGGTTGTTAACGTGAGAGTTCTTAATGACAGGCGCACCAAGCTCTAGAAGTAGCTTCCACATAATGTCCCTAGCCTGCCCCTGTGTAGGGCTAACATAGAACACCGTACCGCTAGTGGCCTGTAATGCTTTAACTATGAGCTTCCATGCGGCTAGTCTGGACTTACCTGTACGCCTTCCAGCAGCTATCACCTGAAACCTAGAAGGATCTGCCCATACTTCCTTTTGCCAGTCTAACAGCGATACATTAAGCGATGTCATTAACGGCACTGATAGACTTGTTAACGCCTACTATCGCAGCAAGCCTTCTTTCCATATGCGGCTTACCGGGTCTTAAAATGTGGTCACAGAAAGCCCTTGTTGCCTCCTCTGCACTCTTTTCGGCAGCAGCAAGCACTTTATTGACGTTTCCGTGACCAACATGGGTGACCCCCTTGTCCCACTGCCTCAAGAGTATATCCACCATCATATTAAGTTGCGATTCGGCAGAATCATCACTCTTGGAGTAATCTAGGTAGTCTATATATAAATCATATAGGCCACCACGGGGGTCTAACTGGAATAAACCATAAGCAGGGTCACTACGTTCTCCACGCTGTACGGTCTTATAATCAAAGGTGTAACCTGTCTCAATAGCTATATTAGCCATTAATGCTACAATCAGGTTATCGTCTAGTAATGGTTCTTTCTTAAGGTGTTTATAGATACTTTGAGAACTCATCCTTTACCTTTTAGTTTTTTATTGTTTTTATAGTAAGAGTGCATTAAGCGATACGCTATACTCTCAATACTATACGCCTCTTGTTCTATGCCAGGCTTTTCTTCACCTAATACTTGTTTGATCTCTTGCCAAACATGGACAGCTTCGTGTGTCAAAGTAGCGTACACCTCTACCTCACTAAGGGCTAGATCAATAGGCATACACACAATACAGACTACTGCGTCATTATCCATTGCAAAGGTATGCGTTGTAGCTCTTGCACCCTTTATTAAGAATAAGGAGTCCTCTTGAGAAACCTTGATCTTTAATCTCTTTAGTTCTTTAGTAAAGGCTTCCTGTGTTAGACATAACGCATAGAGTACAGGCGATATAATTAATACTCTGTCTAACCACTCAAACTCCTTAATTGTCATCTTCGGAGAATTCGCCATCTAAATCTTCTCCTTCGGAGAAATCTTCTCCTGTGGGTAAAGCATCTCCTCTGGAGTGCGCTGTTATACCAAGTCCATATATGTTTATAGTAATAGCACTTTTACCACCAGCGGCTGCTGCTTCCATACTAGATATAGGTATCATCCTGTCTAGTAATAACTTCCATGCCGCTGCTTGGTTCTTATGATTATCATCTACCGCTGCATTAAAGATAGCTTCTATAACTTTATGCGACTTAGGCGAGGTCATCAACCTAGCTTTAAACTCAGCCATTGCAGCTGCTTCGCCAGGAGGTCTACCTAGCTTAGTTAGCTTACCTGGTGTCTTAGCTACTATAGCCGTCTTAGGCGGTCTACCTTTCCTCTTTTGCATCTGAGTACCTATATAACTCGCTTGTCGCTTAATATCTAGCGCAGTTCCTAGTACGCCTTAACCGCCCCAATCACTTATTGATTACATTAAATGACTTGGTGAGCTATTCCAGCTTAGAGGTAGCAGTGCCATGTTACCTGCTGCGTTACTTAAGAGTATATATTATAGCATATTTTAGAGATGAAGTCAATCAACTGTATAAGACTTCCTAAATTGATGCTTTATACACTAGATATTGGTGTGTAATAATCTTTCCGTCCCCGTCCTGCCGCTGTCTCCTTTCCTGCGGAGTTAGGACGATCCCTTATCTCCGCTGACCACCAATTGATTCTCTATTGTAATCAACCACTTAGATGGTATCAACAGCGACCTTAATTACACCAGCGGTCTAACTCATTAAACCTACTTTAGCCCTATTTTGTATCTAAGGTGGTACTGTAACAATAACTCCTACGCCATCCCCTCCCCCGTACCCTCAATCGACCCCCCTTAAGTGTTACCGCTAGTGTTACCGCCTGTGTTACCTTGAGTGTTACTAACGGTAACAACCCAGGCCTTGCACTATATTGGTGCAACGCTCTCCAAAGGAGAGCTACGATGCACTATATTGGTGCGCTCCTGGCAATGCGCTATATTGGTGCAACGATGCACTATATTGGTGCGTGAATTAATCGTGGGAGTAATGCACCAAAAGAGGGCAGGAATGGCTAGATTGGTGCATATTAGCCCATGCAAGACCCATGCCAACTACGCAACACGCCACGACCTCACCTATTGCGCTGTGTTGAACGCTGTTGATACCCGCGACTATGGTATTGCCTACCCTATCGTTGTGCCTCTGGCGCAACAACCCATTGTTTCCTCAGTTCTTTATTGCATATGCATTTATGCCCTGTTTTGCCCTAATCTACCTACATATCCATATTGTGCATCAAATAAGGAACATTAAAGTATTTATAAAATAGTGTTGCATCCAATATAAAAGGGAGTAGCTTAGGCGTTGTGGTTGCAGCAAGTAGTTCTCCTCAATGATGAACGCCTTACTTGCCCAACCGCCCTACCAACTAGCCAACAGACGCTAAAAACGTAGGATCAGGTTAACCCTAGAATGCCACGGCATCTTAGGCGAAACGAGTACCCCTGATCCGGTCTGGTAACGACACTGGTTTGAACTCTCTCATAGCGTATGCTAGAGACTCCTGAGCCGTGGCTCTCAAGGGATTATCTAGCAAGCATACTAGAGGGGGGTAAAGAATACAGAGTAGAAAATGCTTTAAGTATGCTTTTGAGAATGCCTGAAAAGGTTGGTGTAAAAGAGCATACGGTAAAACATTGTCACCAAAGGAGTTCCTTATGATCTACAAAGACTATGCAACCATCGTACAAGTAGCTAAGAAGTATTACAAAGACGACAACTATTGCACAGTAGTCGCTTTAGCAGTTGCAGCAGGTATAGGTTACGGTGCGGCTTTTCATACCTACCGGAGACTCGGTAGAGTCACTAAGAAAGGCACAAGATTGGAGATGCAGAAAGCAGCATTTGCAGAGCATGGTTTAACGCTGGTGTACACTACAAACGTGTTTGGTAAGACTCTTAAAACAGCAGCAGAATGCAGTAGAGCAAAGGGCACTTATCTAGTCTATTCTAGTGCCCATGTAAGTGCAGTAGTTGACGGCACAATGTATGACTGGGCAACAACGTCACGGAAGAGAGTAAAGAATGTGTACGAAATAGTAAAATCAACTAAATAACTAACTAACTAGGGGGCGCAAGTCCCCACACTATAGAGGGTAAGAAAATGAAAATAATACACATAACAGAAGCGTCAAACCATCAGTTACAAGCTAAGTTAGACGCATTAGAAGCTAAATGCTGCACGATATATGCAGCCACACCGTCAGCGCATAAGTATGAAATTAATGGTGGCGGGTATTCCGTCATGGTTTATGCAAACAATAGAACACAGGCGGTGGCAGCTGCGCGTAAAGCAGGGCATTCAACGTTTGACTGCAACATGATAGGGTAACCAACAATTAACAAAGGATAAGACAATGTTAACTAGACAACAGAAAAAAAGAAAACTATATAAATCAGTAGTTTGGTTATTACAAATTACATTCGTGGTACTATGCCTCACGGCTATGGTATCAATCACAATAATTGGTTTAATTGGGTAATAATATGGCACATAAAATAGGTGTTAAGATATGGCACAGCGGTGATGAGTACACAATCACCAGCGAGCCTTTTACACTGCATGGTGGCGAGTGGCAGTACGCTATTGATGAACACGGCAAGACTATTGCAATAGTATCGCCTGAGTATCTTGAGCGCAACGTAGCAGCGAACAAAGCAGCATGGCACGAACAACAAGCTTTCTTTAGCAGATTAAACAAACTAACAACAAAGGTATAAAATTATGTTTTCTACAATCACACAATCACAGTTTATAGATGAGTTCCGCGCACATGGTCGCAAAGATCAGTTCAGTTACAAAGCACTGGTGGCCTTGTTCGCGCATATGGAGGAAATGGAAGAGCAGACAGGTGAGCCGTTACAGCTTGACGTTATAGGGCTGTGTTGCGAGTACGCAGAGTATGAAGACATAGAAGAGTACAATGCAGACTACACCAAAGCAGAAACAATGGAAGACATCGAAGATAGAACCACTGTTATCTATATCGGCAGAGGCGATGCTTTCCTAATACAACAATACTAAGGAGTACAGATATGACTATTATAGATGCAGACTTTCCTTTTGAGGAAATCAGACAAGAAGGCGGAGATTTCTTTGACACCATAGAGCAAGCAATGGAAGCCACAGGCTGTTCACTGAATAATGTCTGGGTAGTGATAGAATCAGGTGAAGACAGTGTTAGCTATTGTCCGCCACACCATTTTATTAATCGACTCGGTTATGTTGTAACTGATGAGGCGCACGATAACCAGACATACTATGATGAGCCAGGAGTTAACTAATGAATGATAAACTAATAAAACCAATGCCAATAAAGCACATCCACAAACCACAAGTGAAGCACTACTTTACGGGTACGCAGTGGTCAAAGTATGCGACACTTGCGGAAGCAGAGCAGGCAGCTAATGGCAAGCCCGTCTATGTGGGTGAATGGAACAAGAAAGCCCAAATGTGGGATATGCAAGAGCGAGGCAATAATTATGCAAAACAGTAGATCACAAGCAAAGCAGGAATTAAGCGTATCACTAGCATTGGAAGTGAAGGCATGGCAGAAGGCAGGTAATGCTATCAAGGTACTGCCAGAGTGTACGTATAAACAGCAGCTTTACTGTACGCAAGACGGTAGGACGCAGGAGAGTACGCAAGTTACGATGAGAGTCGGTACTTTTGTTCCTAGCATTGCTATAGTAAAACCCATTAGTATACGTAAAACATGGGTATTAGACGACTCGCAGCGTGACGCAGTGAATGCAAGGCAGCGTGAAGTATACAGGGAGTGGATAGACAACGGCTTAACGCAGAAGGAAGCGGAGAAGATTGCTAATCGTGAGAAGATGCGTCTCTTTTACGCACTAAGGCGCACTAGAGAGA